AACGGTAGACAAGTATGAACTGACTGACAGGGAATCAGATGATTGTATTAGGGCTGCAAAAGCAGTTAATGGTTCTTGGGTAGGTGTAGATTTTATTCCTGCTAAGAACCGTGACAAGGAAGGCCCATACATTCTTGAAGTGAATAGTTCGCCTGGCACACAGGGATTCGATGAAGCACTCAAGATGGATATCACCACACACATTTTAGAGAATTTTAAAGATCATGCTAATTGGTGGAAAACTCCTACCCTTGCTGGGACATGGGAAACATTCACACATGAGAAATTTGGTAATCTGGTTGGTAAGATGGATACAGGTAATAGTTCAGAAACTTCTGTTATTCATGCCGACAGTTATGAGATCAAAGACAAAAAGGTTATTTGGAAGTTGAATGGAAAATCAGAAACATCTGATCTTATTAAAGTTAAAGAGATTAAATTGGGTGGCTTTAGAAATCGTGACGAATCCCGTCCAATGATCAGAGCTAAAATGTCCTTCAATGGGCAAGAGTATAACATGCCATTCACCATAGATGATCGTGGTGAAAAGACTCCTATTCTAGTTAACCGTAATTTTATGAGAGATTTAAACCTTGCTATTGATGCTAATCGAAAATTTGTTCTTACTAAAAGAATTGAACTAGATACTGAGTGACATATTTACCCCTACCGAAATCAGTTACAATAAGAGACAGTGGCATACATGGACTAGGATTGTTTGCCGTCGAAGATATTGCCTTTAACGAATGCCTCGGCAAATCCCATTTTACATATGGGATAGATTGTTCACTTGAAAGGACGCCACTCGGCGCATTTTATAATCACAGTGAAACACCTAATTGTATCAAGAAAGGCAATCCAGGCTCCTACTTTCTTCATACTTTAAGAGATGTGACTGCTGGTGAAGAATTAACAGTTAAATACACTTTTTACAAATTGGAACTTGACAATCATCTATAACTATGGTACTATCTAACAATGAACTTTTATACTAATGTGCTCCAATGGGGCAGTCAACTATTCGTGCGAGCTGTTATTAATGGAAAACGAGAGCAGTTCAAGGTAAGGTACAAACCAACCTTGTATTCGCCAGTACGTGAAGTTACTGGGATGGAGACTCTAGATGGGACGCCTGTTGTAGGCACTACCTTTGATTCTATCAAAGATGCTAAAGAGTTTATGGAAGCATACAAAAGTCAACCAGAGTTGGTCTTTGGTAATACGCAGTATCCGTACACCTACATTGCTGACACCTACAAGGGTGATGTTAATTGGGATATGGATCAATTACTGATTTTCACCATTGATATTGAAACTCAATGTGAGAACGGTTTCCCCGATCCTCAGCTTGCTGAAGAAGAGATGTTGGCTATCACAGTCAAGAATCACCAGAACAAAAAGATAATGGTTTTCGGCGTTGGTAAATTTGAGACAGATCGTGAAGACGTTACCTATGTTGAGTGTGAGAGTGAAGTACATCTGTTTAAAGAGTTTCTTATCTTTTGGGAGAGAAATCACCCAGATGTGATAACTGGATGGAATTCAGAATTCTTTGATATTCCTTATATCGCTAATCGTATCATCAAATTGTTTGATGAGGCTGAACTTAAACGTCTGTCTCCTTGGGGTAGTGTTGTCGAACGTGAAGTCTATAAGATGGGACGTAAACACCAAACATTCAATATCCAAGGCGTTGCTGCTTTAGATTATTTGGATTTGTATAAGAAGTTTACGTATACAACTCAAGAGTCTTATCGATTAGATCATATAGCATCTGTGGAACTGGGCGAACGTAAAGACGGTAATCCATTCGCAACCTTTCGTGAATGGTATCAGAAAGACTTCCAATCGTTTATCGATTACAATATCCAAGATGTTGAGATTGTTGATAAGCTCGAAGACAAGATGAAACTGATTGAGCTCTGTCTCACGATGGCGTATGACGCTAAGGTGAATCTTGTTGATGTTCTTGGTTCTGTTCGTTATTGGGATATCCTAATCTACAATGCTTTACGTGAAAGAAACATTGTAATACCTCAGAAGATTTCTCAAGAGAAACCAGAGCAGTTTGAGGGTGCTTATGTTAAAGACCCACAGGTGGGTATGCACAAGTGGGTTATGTCTTTTGACTTAAACTCTCTATATCCTCACCTTATTATGCAATATAATATCTCGCCAGAGACACTTTTGCCTAGCACAAAAACTGAAGGTCTTGTGGATCAAATCCTAGATGGGAAGATAAGTAATACTACAAAGCACTGTATGACACCAAACGGTGCGTTTTTCAGAAAGGATAAGAGAGGGTTCCTGCCTGAGATCATGGAGACTATGTACAATGATCGTACAAAATATAAGAAACTTATGCTTGAGGCTGAGCAGGAGTATGAGGACACTAAAGACCCCAAACTTCTCAAAGATATATCGAAGTATAACAACATTCAAATGGCAAAGAAGATATCCCTTAATAGTGCGTATGGTGCTATTGGGAATAATTGGTTTAGGTATTTCGATCTGCTGGTCGCTACAGCAATTACAACGAGTGGCCAGTTATCTATTCGTTGGATCGAAAAGTCTCTTAATCAATATCTCAACAAATTGTTGGAGACAGATAATGAAGATTATATCATTGCTTCAGATACCGACAGCGTATACATTACTTTTGACAAGCTTGTTAATAAAGTGTTTACATCTGGAACGGAGACTAAGAAGATTATCAATTTCTTGGACACGATTGCAACTGAGAAGCTGGAACCTTTTATTAATAGCGAGTATCAAATTCTTTCTGAAGTGATGAACGCATATGACCAGAAGATGCAAATGTCCCGTGAAGTCATCGCTGACAAGGGTATATGGACTGCCAAGAAGCGTTACATCCTTAACGTACACGATAGTGAGGGTGTAAGGTACAAAGAACCAAAACTTAAAATGATGGGCATTGAAGCAGTAAAATCAAGTACTCCTGCTCCTTGTCGTGAAAAGATTAAACAGGCTATGAAGATTATCATGAATGGTAGTGAGAAGGAATTGAATATATTTGTTCAAGATTTCAAGGATAAGTTTATGTCTCTGCCCCCAGAAGACATTGCATATCCACGATCTGTGAATGGTGTAAAGAAGTACACAGAGACTTCTACTACCACACTTGATCTTATGAGTGGTGAATCTATAGATTATGGGTTCTTCAAAAAGGGCGCCCCAATTCATGTCAAGGGGGCTATCCTCTATAACTATTTGATTGCTAAAAACAACCTTACGGGCAAATTCCCTTTTATACAAGAAGGAGACAAAATCCGATTCCTTCATATGAAAGAACCAAATGTATATCAGTCTAGTTCGTTTTCGTTCATTACTTCCATGCCGAAGGAACTGAACTTACACGGCCAGATTGACATGTTGACACAATTCGAAAAATCATTTATTGAACCGCTTAAAGTTATTACTGAAAAGATTGGATGGTCAGTAGATTCGAGTTACGGTGAGCAAGGGACGCTTGATGATTTTTTTAACTAATGCGGGCATAGCATAATGGTAATGCAAGAGGTTTCCAACCTTTTTATGGGAGTTCGATTCTCTCTGCCCGCTCCAATTATAGGTATATTATGATATTAGAAAAACAAGATACGTTTGATGTAGCACACAAAGTGATGCATTACTTTAAAGATTTTACTCGTATTGATGATTACTTTCGTTCAAGAAAGATTGAACGAGTAAAGGATATGTCAGCAGGCCTGCCAGGCATGAGTATTGAAGATGAGTTGTTTCAAGATTTTGGTATGCATCCAGAAGATATGGAATTTGAAGTTGCCCAAATACCAGGCGAAGTGTATGATACTTTGATTGAGAAGACTGCTTCTTTTTCTCCAGATGAGAATCCAGGCAAGACATTGAAGATTGTGGTTAAAGAAAAGACTACTAATACTATTGTAGGTTTCATTCGTTATGGTAGTCCATTGATTAACAGTAAACCTCGTAATGATGCTCTTGGTGGTGTTCCAGATTTAGACATATTCAACAAGCGTGCCATCATGGGGTTTCATATCGTGCCCTCGCAACCGTGGGGTTTTAACTGTCTTGGTGGTAAATTACTTGCCGCCATCGCTTGTTCACATGCCACTCGTAGAATGTTAAATGAAAAGTATGATATAAAGTTAGCAATATTTGAAACCACTTCACTTTACGGCTCAATTAAAACTGATAATGGCGGTGCTTCGATGTACGATGGTATGCGTCCATATTTGCGATTCCAAGGAATGACTGAATCTAAATTTCTATTGACACTAGGAGAAGAAATCTATCCAGAGTTAAAGGCCTTCTTTACAGAAAGAAATGGTGGCGAAGAACTTATACATAAGGGCGCTTCAAGCAGAAAATTAAAGATGCAGACTAAGTTTGTTTCTATTATTAAAAATAGTTTGAAAGAGCATGATGATAAGGGTTACAAAATATTTTGTGATGCCATCGCCAAGGCAAGTGAAGTAACTACTCAGAAGAGATTCTTTGCTTCTAACTATGGTTATACTAATACAAAAGAAATTCTGTTAGGTCAAGAAAGTGACTTGACAAAAGGTGAAAACTATGATAAGTTTGAACTTAATAATGTCGTTAAGTGGTGGAAGAAAAAAGCTACTAAACGGTATAATAACATTGTTGCAGACGGAAGGCTCCGTAAGGAACTTGAGGTCTGGAATAAAGATACTATGAATAAGATTGATATTATTCGGTAAAAGGTACTTGACAATTGCTTATTGTTATGTTATTATCAGTGTAAGATAGGGAATCATCCTTATTTTAAATTTTGAAGTTCGGGCGTTCCCCGTGACTTTATGAAAGAGTAAAATGAAAACTACTACTATCGCTCCGCCTCCAGCGTCATATGAGGCATATCTATACATGTTCGAAAATACTGCAACTGGCATGACTTATGTAGGAATACATAAAGGTGCTGTTACTGATGAATATAATCATTCATCTACTAACGCTTCATTTAAACATGCTTTTGCTAACTCTCAAGCTGATTTGAATTATTCGGTTCTATCTTATGGTGATTGGCGGGAAATGCAAAATGCTGAGAATAAGATTCTTAAAGCAGCTGATGCACGAAACAACCCTCTGTATTACAATAAGACAAACGGCTATCCTGTTTATTCAGAACCCGATCTTGCCAAATGTGAACAATTTGTCGCAGATTTTCTTGAAGGTAAATATAATGTAGGTAAGGAACCTATTGATTTACATATAAAGATGAAATCAATACAGGTACGTTTTGAATTTGATGCTGCCCTGCAACGTGAGATCAAAGAAAAGGTTGATGATGCAATGGGCAACACTGATAAGTGTTCTCCTGTTTTGGTTTGGGAAAACCGTGGAATGGACGGTGAAGATTTGAGAGGAGATTCAAATCATACTGTTACTGGAGTTAATGCTAGTAAGCATGGAATAGATATTCCTGTTGCAAGGGTTTCAGCTTCGGTTCATCAAACCTTCTCAAATGCTGAATTGAAGATGATTGGTAATCTTCTGAATAGAAAGCCAGAGGTTACTAAGAAGCCAATTGATACAAAAACTGGTGTTAAGTTTTGCTTTGATAATTATATTGACTATGATGTTCCTCATGATGCTCAATCTAATAAGGATGCTTTGAAGGCCTTTGGTTTTACTTCTAGTCAGAGAACTGCAATTATTGTGAAGACTAAAGTAATGATCGATAAGGATATTCTTAGACAGGCTAATCGGTTGTTCATCAACTATAAGGCTGAACCATACCATCAGACGATGCTGGATACAGTAGAGGCTAATGTTGATAAAACAACATGTTCTCTTTATATGTCATCTGCCAAATTTTCATCTGATAGAGTTCTTGAGACTATACATGCTGCTTATAAGGCAAAAGGTAAGACTACTGTAATGGTTGTTTTACATCACCCTACTCCAGATGATGAAGAGGCGTGGAAGACTTTAATTCAGCCTAAGTGGATTGAGTTGTTTAAATTTGCTCTACAGAGTGGAATTAATGTGAAATTCTCAGAGATGGATTCTACCATGTCAGATGGAACTGCATGAACCTCTTTGAATTAGACGAAGAAGTTAGAAGTGAAAAAACTGTTAGGGTGCTTGTGTACCCTAACATCACTTTTCAAGAAGACTTGTCTAAGGACAGTTACATACAGGTTATAAAGCAACAGATCACTCAACTAAATTTACTTAGGAGTGATCTTTGGTTTTATCTTATATTGCCTTGTCCTGTACCTTCATTAGATTTTCAGAATGTGACCCAGTGGTATTTGCCTTTTCCAACATACCCTCAAACAATGCGATCAAACGTAGATGTTTTTTCGTTACAGAAGATGCTGGGCCCAAAGTGGGACTTTGATTTGGTGATGTCTCACCTACCAGAGCATACCCATGCACTAAAGAATATACTTTATAACGTAACACATCACATACCCGCTTTTTTTGGCTATGCACACTGGTTTGACTTGAAACAAGTTGTAGCTTGGCCCAAAGATAGTTTCGTTCAAAATATTACGGGACTATTAGAATATGACAGGTGTTATATTAATACCCAATATCAAAAGGGTTTGGTGCTTGATCAGGCGTGTGAGACGCTTAGTCCATCTATGATTAATAAGTTAGATGATATTTTAGAAGTCCAGCACTTAGGTGTGAACAATATGGATATTACTTCTGATATCAATGAGACGCCAGAGAAGATAATTGTTTTCAATCATCGTCCAGATACCTACAAGAATTTTAAAGGTTTCATGGCAGTGTGTGATGAGTTGTGGAAAATAAGGCAAGACTTTAAAGTTTGGATTCCATTATTGGATAAACCCAATCGTGACTATGTAGTTACAGATAAGGGCGATAAGGCTTGGTACTATAAACGATTGAAAGATTGTTATGTAGGATTTTCACCTAAACAAACCTATGGTGGTTGGAGCGTTTCGACTACCGATGGAATGATGATGGGAGTTCCATATATATTATATGATGCTCCTTACTATCATGAATTATAC